ATCCTATTTCAATATCTGGAAATTCTTCTTTTAATTTTTTGATTCTTCCTAAAAATGCATTTTCTGCAGGCGTTGGATATTCTGCTATACAATGTAAAAATGCAAAATCTCTTCCATTCTTTTTAAATAAATTATATACCTTTTTTAAATGCTTAATTGTTGCACCGCCGGTTGATATAATAATTTTTCTATTAATTTTACATACTTCTCTTAATAAAGGCCAATCATCTACTGAACATGATGCTATCTTCAATACTTCAACATTTAATTCATCAAACATTGGCAATGATTCATTATCAAAAGGAGTTGATATAGATTTAAGTCCACTATCATAGATGTAATCAATTATTTCTTTAAATTGTTCTTTAGTTAATCTTGTTTCGTTAAATCTTTTTACGTATTTTAAATCATTTCGTTCTTGATAATCTGTATGAATAAATGTATCCAAATTACGGAATTGTAATTTAACTCCTGCATTCAACTTTTTACGCTGTACTAAATCAGCAAAATCGTCAATTATTTTTTTAGCGTGATTTACGCTACCCATATGGTTATTAGCCATTTCAAAAATGTAAAACATATATTTTATTTATTTATTAAATTATTTATTAAAGTTTTTAGTTATTTTACCAAATTCACTAATTTTATAGTTTTCGCCTAAATTAGTTATATTAAAATTATACTTTTTTTGTAGTTCTAAGATATAAGTCCAAAATATTATAAATTGTCGGTTAGTTAAATTATAAACTTCTTCACTACTCAATCCCCATTTTGGAGATGGTTTATTTTTTTGAAAAGAATGATTACATTCTCCAGTAATAGACCAGCCATCTATTCCTGCTATTTTTATATCTTTTACTCCCAGCATAATAGCTAATATTACTGTTCTAACTCCTATACCTAATTTTGATTGATATCTTGTATTATACCAAGATATTTGATCAGGAAATAACGAATGTATATAATCTTCTCCTTTTCTACTATCTTTAGCTTCTTCGAATACTATATTAGTTTTATTTTTCGAGATATATTCAATTAATGATTTATCAAATTTATCTACATCTTTACCTAATACAGCTAAATCTACTTTAGGAAGCTTTGTGTTTTTATAAAAATAATTTACTGACCATATATAATCATATATAGGTAACTCTTCTAGAACGTTAGTAGTACTAGGACCTCCTCCTAATATTAAAATGCTAGAATTTACATACTTATTAAAATCTATAGGTTTTTTATAAATAATTTCATCATTAAATATAAAATCTCCAGATCCTAGACCATTATAATAACTTAATGTGCTATTAAACATATGTTTTAAATACTCCTGCGCGGGACAAGTAAAACTATATTCAAAATTATTTTCTGTTCTATAAGAGTTTAACATTATTTTCTTAATTTTTTTCTAACTATTTTTTCAGATTCTGTTACTATAATATTTCCATCACCATAAGCTTCTTCTAATTCTCTAATTCCAGAAACTAATTTAAATAACCCATGGGGAGTAACAGAAGCACTATGATCTGATCCTTCCATTGTTCTGTCTAACGTAATGTGCCTTTCTATAATTTCTGCTCCTAATAGAACTGATGCAACTGTAGTACCCAATAACATCTCATGCCCTGAATATCCAATGATAAAGTCTGGATATTTATTTCTTAAAGTTTTGATAGCAGATAAATTTAACTCATTTACAGGAGCAGGATATGTAGAATTACAATGCAAAAGTCCTATAGGTTCTGTCTTACCATGTAATTTTTTAGCTGTCCTAAGTGTATCTACTGCATGATCTATTTCTTCTTTAGTAGACATACCAGTAGAAAAAATAATCTTTGAAAATTTTTCTACACATGCAGTTAATAAATCATCATTTGTTAATAAAGCAGATGGTAGTTTAATAAATGGTAAGTTATATTGATCTAAAAAATCTATAGAATCCATGTCCCATGGAGAGGCTGACCAGGCAATACCTTGTTGTTTACAATATCTATCTATTTCGTCATACTCTTCTTTACCAAATTCAATCTTATACTTATATTCAAGGTAGGTCATATCTTCACCTTGCCAGCTTCTAGGTTTGTTTTTCTGTTCTTCTGGAACACAAATATCTGGATTTCGTTTCTGAAATTTGACCGCGTCGCATCCCGCAGCTGCGGCAATATCAATCAATCTCTTAGCAATATTTATATCGCCTTGATGATTAATTCCTATTTCTCCTATTATATATGTTTTTTTCATATCTCTTCTATTCTTTTTGTTTTATCACAAATCAATAAATCATATGCAGGTTTTATACCAACAATCAAATTATGCCATTTACACTTCCACTTTGTTAATTGTTCTTGTGTTAAATCAAACCAATTAATCCCAGTAACAGTTCCTCTAGCTGTCCAATAAGTTATTTCATGTCCCTCATCATATAATTTATTTATTTTATCTATATTCTGTTTACTAGGAACTGCATTTGGATATTCACGCTTACCATCATAAAAACATATTGTTTCATCAATATCTACATAAATTTTCATATGAATCTATTTTATTTATATTATAAATAATTTTTTGATAGTTTCCAATTTTAATAATTATAAATTTTCTATAAAATCAATAATTCGTATTGATGCTTTTTGATCATTGAAACTATCAAAAAATTTAGGATTTATAGAAGATATTGAATTATTTAAAAAATTTAACTTATCATCATATAATATAATATTATTTTTTACTTCATTTAAACGTTGTTTTAATTTTTTAATTCTATCCATTCCAATTTTTTCTACAAAATCTTCCCAATTATTAGCGTCAATAATTGGCGCCCAAAAATCATATTCGCTTCCTTTAAAATAAGTAATATCAAAATCATCAAGTCTTGTGTTTTCATCTAAACAAATAAATGATTTATTAAATAAAATTGAATAATATGCAGATGCTCCTAGATTTCCTAGATGATAATTACATTTAGATGCAGCTTGTACAACATGTGATTCATTTTTTATTATTTCTACGCCTGGAAACTCTGGAATATTATTTTGTTCTAGTTCTCCAGGATGTGGTCTAAAATAAACTAGTTTATTATGTTTTATTAAATTTTGTATAATATCATATACTTTATACCTTGCTTCTTTTTCCATAGTACCAAAAACTAATATACTATCTTCGTTATATTTTGATATTTCAATATGATCATATTTTGGATTTCCTACTACAACAGATTTAAAATCATACCATCCGCATATTTTTTTAGTATCTAAACTCCATTGTGAATTTTCAAAAAATATGTCAATACAATTACCTGGATATTTAAATCTAGAAATCATTTCTAATCTAGATTTTATAGTTCCTATAATCCACACAGCATTTTCTATACATGTTATTATACTTCCTTGTTGTTTAAATTCATGTATTATTGATGATTGCGGTTGCCAAGATTCTCTAGTTAATAATACAACATCTGGTTTAAATGGTAAATTAATATTAATACTATTATAAAAAACATTGTTAGTAAATTCTACATTGGTATCATAATTAAAACTATCTAGATTATGAGTAGGAAATTGTGTTGCAGGATCTTGACTAAATAAATAAAAATAATTTATATTTCTTTTTTTTAATTCTTTAACTACATTAATAGTATCCAAGTAAGCTCGTTTATCTGATGCAAATATAAAATAATTTTTCATTTATAATGTCCTTGATAACTATCTAGTATTTTCATTCCAGATGATTTTACAAATTGTACTTCATCATTTTCAGGATATTTATTCCATTTTGTTAGCCATTTCCTTGCATTATCTTGCTCTGATTTAATTTGCCTTTCTGATTTTTTATCAAAATTATCGTCTGTAAAATGACTTCCTCTAGCTCCAAAATGATATATAACTGATTTAGTTGTTAAAACAATTTTTATATTTTTTAATTGCATTCTAATAAACAAATCCATATCGTCCCAACTAGACGGTGCAAATAAAGGATCATTTCCTCCTACCATGTCCCAATCTAATTTTGATATCATTCCGCTCACACCTTCGCCTTTTCTTATTTCAAAGTCGTTTAAATTAGAAAATTCTTTACACCAATCTAAAAAATATTGTTCATTAAAATTATAATAATATTCTCCAAATTCATCTCTATTGACTATATGGGTTCCTGGTCTATTAGGATTTTCATTAAATATATTAGGTTGTATTCTATAACTAAATACCATCATAGGAGTATTAGGATATTTTTCAAACTTATTCAATAGTTCTTTGTCCCAATTTTTAGATACATAAAAATCAGAATGTAAAAAATTAATATACTTAGTTTTAACTTTACCAGCACAAAAATTCATTCCGCCACCAATACCCAAAGGAATATCATTTTTATCAATATAATATTCTAGGTTATATTTTTTGCTATTTTTTACTAACCATTCATCTGTACCATCATTGCAATTTTCAGCATGAATAACAAATGGAGCATCTTTATAGTAACTATTTTTTCTAACTGACTTAATAGCTAGTTTTAAATAATGTAAATTATTATGTGTGCTAATGCAATGTGTTATCATAAAATTTTAATTAGAAATTAATTCATATAATTTATTTTGACGTTCTTGTCTGTCTATTGTTTTAGGATGATGAAATGCAAATTCTTCTTTTGCTGGAAGATGTGAATATTTTTTTATTCCTTCTATACGTTCATGAACTTTTCCTTTCCATTCTATCATTGGGGATCTTTTATATATTCTTCCTTGATAGTCTGGCCAATTTACCCATCCGCCTTCATTTACTTGCCATTTCCATTTTTTAACATGTTCTTGAGTTAATCCTTCTACTGTATTAATTCTTGGAACATATATTAATTCTGTTTCTGGATTAAGATCTATAATTTGTTTGATATTTTGTATTAGTATAGATGATGGGAGTTCATCAGCATCTATATTAAAAATCCAATCACAATCATCAAATAAATGATATCCTAAGTTTTTAAATGATGCAAAGTCATTATCTAGATTACTGTATATTACACGAAATGATTCATTATTTGGAACTAAGAATTGATTACACAATGAATCAACCTCCGGTGTTACATTTTCTTCATCAAGTAAAATACCAATACAATCATTTTTGTCTATGTTGGTTCGCAATAGTATTAAAAGTTTTTTTAACTCTTCATATTCATTGCATGCTGTTATAAAATATCCTATTTTCATTTTTTTATTAATCCTAATTGATAGCCTTTAAAAACTATATCATATAAATTTTCATACATAGTATAAAACGATCGGATTCCAAATTCAGGAGAACATACTATATCAGTTTGATTAGGGTCTTTCCATGCAAAATCATCAAATATTAATAACCCTTTAGAATTAAGCATTTTATGAGCATAATAAGCATCTATAAAAGTATCATCAGCTCTATGAGAAGCATCTATATAAATAAAATCATATTTGTTACCTTTTTTTTCTAATTCTGGAAGGATATATTGAGAAAATCCCCTATTTATATTAAAATTAATATCAGGATAAAAAGATATATTATGAGAAAAGTTATTATAAATAAAATCATCTTCTAATAATCTTTTAGCAGTTCCACTCATACCAGATTCTTCTAAAGATCCACCAAATGTATCTACTACATCATAATTAGTACCTTTTTGTAAATATTTTTCACAAACAAAACTAGTAGCTCTTCCTTCATAGCATCCTATCTCCAAAACATTTTTTATTTTTGTACTATCTATAAATTCAGTAAATACTTTGCTCCAAGTAGGAATCATCCCATCAAACCATTTTTCTGTATATTTTTGATCTTTATTATATTCAAACATTATTATACTTTCTGTAATTTAGGCAATTTAAGTTTTGGAAGTTCTAGTTGTTGTGGCATTGCAATTTTATCTATAGACTCTTGTACTATTTTTAATACTTCTGTATATTGTTTTGATATAGCTTTTCTAGTAAAATTTGTTTCAACAAACTTTTTTTGTTCTCTAGCAAATGGCAAATACTTGTTATAATGTTTATGTACTTGTTTTAAGGCTTTTTTAGCAAAATTATAATCAGGAGTAAACCATTTAGATTCAGCTATAATCCATTCATTTCTAGCAGATGAATGTACTTCAGTTAATCCTCCTTGTAAAGCTACTACATGTTCTAAAAAATCTGCTTGTCCAGAATATACTGGAGCAATTATGGGTTTTCCGGATGTTCCAAACTCTAATAAAGGTCTTCCGAAACCTTCGCCTTTAGTAAATGAAACCATTGATTTAATTTTAGAATGATTATATAGCGAATTCATTTCATTATCAGATAAATCTCCATGAAGTAAATATATATTTGGTAATTTTGTAGTTTTACTATATATTTCTTGTATTTCATTTATTTTCTTTTCAATATCCCACTGATCTGTTATAGAATATGTTGCTCCACTAGTTTTTAGAATTAAAGCTGGCATTTTTTGTGAATTCTTAAATGTATCAAAGAATGTTTTTATTAATCCGGATACGTTTTTTCTATCTTCTCCTAAATGTCCTTGTAACCAATGTCCTACAAATAAAAAACAGAATGATTCATGTATATTATTTAATTTATTAATAGGCTCTATTGTATTTTTTTTATTGTAAATAGATTCATTGAAGTATTCAGAAATAACTTGTATATTGGCTGTTATTGGAATATTATATTTTTCTGATGAATTTAATAATACTTGTTTTGTAAATTTAGATGGAACAATTATTAAATTCATTTTATTTACTGATTCTACCCATTCTTTTTTACATATATCACCTTCAGTTACTGCAGTAACACCGATGTTATATTTTCCTACCGGTTGAAATTCATTTGGAATTGTTATTTGTACCCAAATATCTGGCTGTTCTTTTAATGGTAAAGGAACAATTCTATTTCTAATATCATTAGATACAGGATATGTAAATGGTGTAGTTCCCCATGGCATTGAAAGTAGTTTAATATCCCATTCTGAATCTTTTTGTTCTATAAAATTTTCAATTATCTCTCTTGCATGATGTCCATAACCAGATTGTGTAGCTACTGGACTTGATATGACACATGTTCTTTTCATACTATTCCCATTTCCTTATATTGTTTCTTTGTTACTTTTGTTAATCGATATTTAGGTCGTACTTCTTTTGGAGTATCAAACATAAATTCAATCATTTCTATCATTTTATTTCCCATTTGTTCTGCAGTTAGCCCATGAGTTAAACAAAACTCTCTTCCTGCTTCTCCACATTTTTTTCTTTCTGCAGAATCCATTGACCACCATTCGAATATAGCATCTCCAACATCTTCAAAGTTACATCTATCGTCAAATATATAAGGAGTTAATGGAGAACCTTGCAATGATCTATTTGATGGAAATATTGGTTTAGCCCATTTGCCATATTTTGTAAATGTTTTTTGATTGTTAGTTGAAAACTTTTTGTCAAATGTTATCCACTCTCCTTTATCATTTTCAAATCTCATTTGATCTTGTAATCCACCTGTTACATTGTTAACAATTGGTGTTCCAGATAGCAATGCTTCTGTACTACTAAGTCCCCAGCCTTCATTTGATGCAATATTAACTACTACATCTGAAATATTATACATTGAATTCAATTCTTCTGAAGTTATATGACCTGTTGAAAATATAACTTTACATTCTGGTGCAATTGTTTTCCAAACAGCTCTTAAATCTGTTCCATTTCCATCTGAAGGTTGAGTATGTAGTAATAATGCTACACTATCTTGTTTATCTTTAGGAAGCATATTTCTAAAATGTTTAAAAGCTAATATTAAGTCACCAGGTTGTTTTCTTCTTATATTTCTATTATTCCAGAAAACAATAAAATCTACATTATTTGCTTCTTTTATATTTTTTAATGATTTTTGATATAAATTATCTGATTCTAGTAATGGTTTATATAAATTATGATTCAATCCATGTGGAACATACCCAGTAATTATATCATTCCATTCAAATTCGTCAACATTATTTTCTCCTATATCCCAATCATGTACATTAAAATTATTTTGAGATAGAACTTCACGATGAATATTATCAGATTGTTTAGATATACCCATTATTAAATCACAACTTCCATAGAATGGAGCATTCCACATTGGATATGGCAAATCATCCCAAATTGAATAATATATAATAGGAATTTCAAATGTAGTTTTTATTTCATGTTCTAATTGATACAACCATATCCAATATCTAGGATCAGTAAAGTGAAATATTGCATCTGGCTTTTCTTGGTTTAATACATGAAATAATAAATTTCTATTTCCATATCCTGATTCGCATATTATTTTTACACTAGCATCTTTAACTCCTGATTGTTTTTGCACATCTGCAGAAAGATCAAACATTTTTCCTTTATCTGGATGATTTTGTGCTCCTCCAATTTGTATCCAATCATATTTATGCACTGTATTTAATACAATTTCTTTTGAGATTGTTCCAATTCCAGAAGGAAGACGTAAGTCATCTCCCATTAACAATATTTTTTTCTTTTTTTGTTTGTTTGGATCTATTTTTTGTAATTTAGGTAACTCCATTTATTTCCTTGTATAACTTTTTTATTTATTATAAATATCAACCTATAATAGTTACTGGTTTATTTAGTTTATTTATTTTATTATATGCAGTTTTTAGTTGAGGATTTAAGTCTTTCTGATTATTCATGATAACTAAATAATCGCAATTTTCTGCTAACAATCTCATTCTATGCAATAATTGTGAAAAATGATAATTTTTACCATAATAAGATTCTGGAAGTGCTGAATATAAATTATGGCCGGTATATGATGCATTATATTCTTCATATTGAATTCCAAATTCTAATGCAAATTTTCTAATCATAAAATTAGCTCCTTCATTTCCTCCTCCACCTACTACTATTAAATTATTTGAAAATCGTTGTTTTAAATCTGTTAAAACTTGCTGTATTTTTCTTTTGTTTTGCCATTCTTTATTTCCAATAACTCCAATTCTCATTATCCTTTAATAACTTGTTTTTCCGGAGCAGCATTACTATATCCTACGGCAGATATCATCATTTTTAATGCTTCTAATTTATCTTGAGCATCTGCAAATTGTGCTACTATATTATCCATTTCTTCTGTGTGTTGAGGATGTTCTCCAATTCCAACTGAATTGTTTAGATAAATATCTAATCTAGCAACTGCATCAGCTTTATCAGCACGATATTTTGTATATAATGCTTCTAATAATAACCCATTCATATTATTTATCGTTTCTTTCTTTAGTTACTTCTTTAACTTTTTCAGGATTTAAACCAGTTGGCTTTGGAGCATTTTTAGCTCTGTTATTTACAACTTTTACATTGTCTTTTCTTTCACCTTTAACCTGTTCTGGTCTGTTAGTTGATGATGTTGCTCTTGTAGTTGATGTTTGATATTTTACATTAGCAACTGGGACTACAACCATATTATTTTTTTGATTAAATACATTTGGTTTAATTGGGTTAACTACAACCTTAGTATCTTTGATAGGGGTAGTGTTTTTGTGTCCTTTTTCTTGTGCAGAAAATGAAATTGCTATTAAAAACAAGCCTATTGTAATTATTGATTTTTTCATATATTTGTTTCTTTTTTATTTTTTATTGACAATTAGAACTTAATCTCCATAGTTTGAAGTTACCGAATTCTAATTTACCACCGTCACATTCAAATGTAGCTACTTGTGGTGTTCCGTCCCATACTAAAGTATCTCCATCAAAAGAATAAATGTGTACTGATGGCATTCTATCTGTACTATCTAAAGAGTTCCAATAATCATCATCACAGTTAGATGTATTACAATAAGATGTGTATACCGTATCATCTTCAAACTCAAACATTGTGTTGGCATCTACTCTATTTTCAGTTGGTGACCATAGCCATTTACCTTCTACTGTATAGTTAGGTTCTGGTATTGTTTCAATTGTTTCCTTTTCACAACTTGTAAATGTTGCTACCGCTAATAATACTAATAATTTTTTCATTTTTTTCATATATTTGTTTCTTTTTTATTTTTTAAACTACTTATTATTATTATAATAAAAATTATTCACGAATCCTATTTTCTTTAGGACAATTATCATAATCCATTTTAAAAGGACACCACTTACAATGTTTTGCACCTTTACCAGCTATAGCTAAATAATTTTTATCTTTTTGTTTATTGCCGTCTTTGTCAAAACAATACTCAATAAATGTGTCAATACTTTGTTGTATTTTTTTTCTTGTAACTGATCCAGATGCAGGATTTAACAATTGTATCCTTTTTTGAGGAAACATTGATTCTTCTAATAGTTTTCTTTTAACTATAAAAAACTCAATATCAATATTATCAATTGGAGTGCCAAATTGATCTGCAAAGTATTTTTTATATGCAACTAATTGAGCTGCTTTTAGTTTGTCTGCTTTCTGCCATTTATTCCAGCCCATTCTACTAGTTTTAATATCTAGAATCTTTATTTTATTTTGAACGGTATCTCTTACTACTATATCTATAAAGCCATACCAATATACATTTTTATTAACTACTGAAGCTGGAACTCCTAATTCTACTTCTATGCCAACTAATTCCATATTCTTAGTAGAAAAATATTGAGCTCTTCTTTTAGAGAACCATTCTAGAATCTGAACACCATCTTCTAAATGTTCTGCTAATTCTGCAGGAGTTGAAAAGTGTTCTCCATTGTTTGCTTTAACACCTTTTTGATATTCTATCTTTAAACATGTTAGCAACATATCACGAAAGTCAATTTCATTTGCTGCTTTTACAGAGTCTGTATACATCACAGTTAAATATTCTTGCAATGTTTCATGAAATGCTGTTCCAAAGCAAGTTGCTATACTATGAGTAAACGGAGCTAATTTGTCAATATAAGAAAGTTTCCATTGTCTAGGACACTTTTCAAACATAGACCATTGCGAATAAGATATCTTAGCAGGAACCTTAGATACATCATTTAATGACAGTTTATATACTGGATTTATATACCCGCTTTTCATATTATGGATATAAAATAAGATCTTGTTTACATTCTAAGATAAGATCATCTTTTATTTCAGAAATTTTATCATAAAAATTATCAACTGCTTCATCATATGCATATTGATCTTTGTTATCTTCAAAGTCATCGTCATCTGGATATTCTGGTAAATCATCATCTTCCATTATAAATTCAGAACCGTTCTGATTAGCGTAGCCTCCTGAAACATGTAAATATGCTTCATCTTCACTTCTAGCCTCCATTTCAAATTCTCCTCGCTTTGTAAACCAATCTGCCAGTTCATGAAATAATTCTTCTGGTGGATACCATGCAGAATCAAATGTCAAATCAATTATGTCATCATCTACTTGCCAATCATGTATAAAACACCATTTGGCTCCCACATTTTCAGTCATCCATTCTCTAGAATATTCTTTTGGATAATCTTTATATAATAATCTATATAAATTGTTAGCTAATAAATCACTTTTTTTCTGCCAATCTGCTTTTTCAACTTCCGGAGTAAATATTTTGTCTGCGAAATTTTTTAGAACTTCTTTAGAAGCTTCTATACTCACAACTGTATATACGTTATTTGCCATAATATTTTTATTATATTATAAGAAATTATTTGGATTGATCCAAATGTTCGGTAAGATAAATATCTATTAAATCTTTTGATTTTTTTAAATCCTCTTCAAATTGTCCTTTTTTTCTACATCTAACAATTCTTTTAATAATATCAAATTCATATGAATTTAAATCCCATTCTTCTGAAAACTTGTATAAGCTAGATTTACCAACATAATGATATTGGGTGTTTACTGATTCTGTATTATCTGATTCAAATGTCATTTTTTACCTTTTAGCATTTTTTTAATTTCTTTTTCTGTATATCCATATAATGATAACAAAGATCCGCAACTATCTTTTGAAAGCAATTCAATATAATCAACTGCTTCTGATTTACTTATTAGGTAGTGGTCTGCAATTTGTGAAACTAACTGTTTGTCATACTTATCTTCCTTTTTTCCTTTTATGTACTTAGCAAAGGTTCTCTGGGCTGGTAGAAGGCCGTGATAGAGACGATAAGTATCCTTATGGGATAGTAACCCTATTGTATATTTCTGTAACTGATTGATTATTTCAATTAGTTCCATTCTCATTGATAACCATCGATTAACTAAATAAGGAGAAAACTTTTTGTGGTCAATGTCTGTATACTCAGACCAAGCTTTTTTCTTATGAGTCATTCCATCAATAAAATCGAAAATAGTTGCAGGTTTCTTTGTCATAATTTATATTTTTGTTTATACTTTTCTATATAATGTTCTCCTATAGCTAATTCCAAGAAAATTGAATTTTCTGGTACTCCAGGAAGTTTCTTTTCGTTGACATAATCAACATTCTTATTTTTATAAACTTTCATCTTAGTTCGAGCATTTGATCTATTTGATGTTTTGAAAACTAAGACTACTGGTTCTTTTGGATATGGAGCTCCCATTATTTACTAGTAGGTATTACTGGCCTAAATTCTTCTGGAACGTGGCCACAATCGTCGCATCTAAATACTGGTATTGGAACTACAGTGTCTTTGTCTGCACCAGTTACAAATCTAGATACTTTGTTAATACTCATTACTTGTCTAAAATACATTCCTCCACATTCTGAGCAGATCATTGGCTTTAGATCTGCAGGATTGATATTTGGTTGAGTTGGATTCATCATGTTATTCCTTTATAATTCATTCATTAATTTAACAAACATTGACATAATATTAATTTCTTTATCAACTACATGTGAGTCGGTATATTGTGATTCTGCAATTATTAATATACAAGAAGCAATAGATCCAGTTGCAAATTCATCTAAATTTTCATAAAGATAAGTATAAAGAGGTGTAAAGTCTTTAACCTTGCTATCAGCAATAATTTGTCTTATACTTTTAAATGTTTCTTTTTTATCTTTGCCAGATTTTAATAATTCAAGTAATTTAGTCATATAATTAGCTTGTACAACACTATTCTTATCTAGGGTCAATTTTCCTTTAACTACATGACTCTGTGCTGCATTAATTGCCCTACGAATATCAGGATATGAAGAATTAATAATAGCTGCAACATCTTTGATATCATATTCTACTTGTTTTTCTTCTAACACCGTTACTAATCTTTGTGCTACATCTTTTTTGCTAGGAGGGGTAATTCCAAATGTTTGACATCTGCTTTGTATTGGATCTATAATCTTTTCAACATAATTACATGTTAATATAAATCTTGTTGTCTTACTATATGTTTCCATTAAGTTTCGTAATGCTGCTTGAGCATTTGGTGTAAGATAATCTGCTTCATCTAATATAACAATTTTCCATCTTTTGAATCCTACTGTAGATGCATATCTTTTTATTTTATCTCTTACTGCGTCTACTGAGTTTTCGTCAGATGCGTTAATATACATTAGATCAGCATCTACATTATTTGCAATAATTTTTGCTAATGTAGTCTTACCCGTACCCGCTCCTCCATAAAATAGCAAATGTGGAACATCTCCATTTTCAATGAATATTTTAACTTTATCAATAATATGTTCATTACCAATATATCCATCTAATGTATTAGGTCTAAATGCTTCTACCCAAAGCGTGTTTTCTGTTACTCCAAACATAATTTATTGTTTTCCTGTTGATCCAAACCCTCCAGAACCTCTCGTAGTGTCAGCTAATGCTAATACAGGATTCCATTCTATCTGTTCAATCTTATTTAATACTAATTGTCCTATTCGTTCGCCTTTTTCTAAAGTAACTTTTGATAATCCATGATTAATTAAAATTACTCCAATTTCTCCTCGATAATCTGCATCAATAGTTCCAGGACTATTTAAAACCGTTATTTGTTTTTTATATGCTAATCCACTTCTTGGCCTCACTTGTATTTCATAACCTACTGGTATTTCTACATATAACCCAGTTTTAATTAAAGTACTCAATCCAGGTCCTATTATTGCTCCATGAGTTGATCTAACATCACATCCAGCACTACCTATAGTTTCATAACTAGGAAGATCATTATCTGATTTATTTATTACTCGTACTTCCATATTAATTTTGTAATTGAACTAACCAGTAATTTGAATCAAAGTCAGTACCTGTAAAATCTATTCTTGCTAATCCGTCTGATGATATATGCATCGTACCTTTGTCTCCTTTATTTGCAGTTAATACTTCTTTTAGTTTATCTGCAGAAAAACATATAGGTTCCATTGCATCATTTCCACCATCCATTTCAAATGTAACATTATCAGAATTAATTGTTGTATAATTAATAATAAATTTAATTTTACCATTTTGAACTTGAACTGCAAAATTCTTTGCATCAGGTAATGCATTCTTTGCTTTTATAAATTTATTAACAAATAATTCGTCAATATCAAATGTAACATTATATTCTGGCTCTGCGTTAATTGCTGGAACAGCTGGTATAACAGAAGTATCAGCTAACATAAATGTCATTGTTGTGCTGCCTTCTTTAATTTTCATTGCATAATTTTTACCTTGTGCGTCTTGAACTTCAATATCAATTTTTTCTCCAACTGCAGATAACATTTTAGTTAATGCACCTGTATGATTGATACCTAATTCTCCTGACATAAATGGATCTGTTTTCCATTTAACTTTACCTACTACGGTTTGATCTACATCTATTAATTCACAATTAACAGACTGTCCATTTGCTTTAACAGTTACTGCTTCACAGTTACCTGCTAAATAGTATCTATTAATAAATGATTGTAACTTATTTTTTTCCATTGTTGTTCTACCTTTTAAAATTTAAAAAATTTATTGAATTGATTTGCATCAGTAGTTGATATACTATCACCACCAAACTTTTTATATGTTTTCTTATATGTTGCATATACTTTCATTGCACTGTCTGGATCATCAAACATATCATGCAATGATAATATAACGTCATATAAGTCTTTTGGAATTGCTGTTTCTAGCAACTCAACATGATTATTTACTAGTTTGCTAACATCTTTTGCTATATCAACATATAGATGCGTATTATGTATAACCATTCTAGGCATACCCTCTTGGCTATATCTATCTAAACCTTTATCTGTTTTGCCTCCTAAATAATCATATGTAAAATCTTTACAAGCTGGACAATCTAAACTACATGGGACATATCTTGAAGTGTCAATATTTACAGTTTTATTTGTCCTATTAGCATGTGCTTTTCTTCTATATTCATTATTCTTTGGAAAATATAATTCTGTAAATGTTTGAGTCTTATAATTTCCAGAATGAAGATATGTTCCAAATACAGGATATTGTCCTGGTGAGCTTGAATCAGTTGAAAATAATACTCTGTTATTAGTTAGTTTATTAATTAGTTTTTGTAATGTTGCTAATATAAAAAAATCTGATATTTTTGATATACCCAATAAATGTATATATTTAACATGATTCTTTTCAAACTCTCTTTCTTGTAGCATTAATGCTATAACATACATGAAATCGACTAATTTCTTAGGACCTCCAATACACCATCCATTAAATGCAAAGTCTTTGAATTTATGATACCATTCTGCATATTCTTCTGTATATGTTCCTTGAATAACATTTAAAAAATCAGTCTTACCGGTTTGTTTAGATTCAAACCATTTAAAATTATCAAAACTAATATCCATAGATTCTGCAAATCTATTTTCATATTTAGCTCTAGGTGGAATATCTAAATTTGCAGCTACGTCTGAGTTATGTTCTAACCATTCGAATATTCTTTCACGGATAGTACCATCCCATTTTAAAGCTCCTGTTGCTATTTGAAATCCTCCAGAATCTCCAAAAACTAATACTTCATCATCTAAACCTAATTGATCACGAAAATCCATTTTCTTGAAATGATGTCCAGCAGTTATAAGAAAATATGGATGTCTCCATTCTTCAGGATATTCTTTTGAGAAGAATCTACATGTAGTTCCATCTTTAAATTTCATATCTTTTTTGAATGCAGACACCATACTACCTGCAGATAATGACGGATAATATATAAAATTTTTATCCATAATTAATCTGTTATTGTCCATGGCTCTTCGCCTAATTTATCTAGGTTCGAAAATATAAATGTTACTATTTCTGCAGATTGTTTATCCAAACAATTTTTATCACTTAATTGTTCTGCTAACGATCTAAATGGTGTTTCTATAGTAAGTCTAATTTCTTCTAAACCGGCTTTATCTATTTTCATACTATTCCTCTTTTTTATTTAATAAACTTTTACAATATTCAGTTTCGTGCCAAATATTAATTTCTTGATTAATTCCATTTGCTACAATGTATCCTTCCATTTGTCTGCCTAAATCAGATATATCTACTATTTCATTATGTCTATTAGGA